CTGCTTTAAACTTTGCAGGATCCTTAAAGTTGTATGTTTCACTTGCTCCTGCATCAGCCGGCTTTTCTTCTGGCTTGGCTGCATCTGCCGCTGGGGCTTCTCCTGCTGTTGCATCTGCTGGTTTAGCCGCATCAGCTGGAGCAGGTGTTTCGTCCGGAGTCGCTGCCGGCGTATCTGCTGGTTTAGCTGTGTCAGCTGGCGCTGGAGTTTCGCCTGGCTTGGCGGTGTCAGCTGGTGCAGGTGTTTCACCAGACGTTGGTTGTTCTTCTGGTTGTTCCCCAGCCGGAGCTGACAATCCCATTTGCTTTAATTCGGCTGCACCGACGCCATACTGGTCAGTTAACCATTGTGCAATTAAGGCTGCATTTTTAAGATCTGGCTTACCTGCTCCAGTTTGGTTTGCCCAACGCTGGAATTGTGTTTGCATACTTGTTTTATATTTGTAGAACTCTTGCTTACCTGATTTATCAGTTGGATCTACTATAGCTCTTCCGAAGTTTTTTATAGCATCTAACGGACCTTCGAATAGAGGAGAAATGCCTAAGTCATTGAATTTCATTTTTTGCTTTCCTTAATGGCTTTTATACCACGCAGGAACTTGCGCTCATCACCCGTCTTTATACTGTTGAACAGACGTTTTAATAACTCTGTTCGTTCAGGCTCGGGATATGAGCTTTCAATGAGACTAACTAGATTTGTAACACTAGCAATCACCTGTGTAGCTTTACTTTCCACCACGCTGTGAACGTCTCTGGTAGGAATAATGCTACTAATTTCTTCGAGAATAGATCTAGTTTGTTTTTTCATGGAAACCCTGCGATATTCAGAGTATTTAGCTATTTTCTGAAATTAATTTTAGCTAAAAATTTACTTCTTAAGCAGGTTTCTTAAGTGCTCACTGCGGTCTATAACACTGCTTACGGTGCTATTTTCACGCTGTATAGCGTTTAGTTCAGCTTTTTGTCCCACTTGTGCTGGCTTATCCCATGCATGTGTGCCTTCTGGCTTGGCCCATGGGGCTTTAGACACATCCAGTGGACCACTGGCTGCTTGCGCCGTTTCTTGTGCGGCTTGGCGCTTTAGCTTGTTGAACATAACATCTGCACTGCTAGGCGGCGCTACATCGTTTTCGTCTACATCTGTAATACGCAGGGTATTAATATCGATAGCAAGTTCTACCTTTTGACCAACACCGCTACTACTACGTGTCTTCATAAACTGAATTTGAATACGTCCACGTTCACGCATAGTAATACTGTTAAAGATACCAATAACGTTATCCGCTGTTTGAATCTTTGACAATCCACCCGAAATATGACTGTGGTCAAACTCTACACTTTCAACAGCCGCACGGTTTAGCTGTGACGCTGTAGCCAAGAAGTAGTTACCCTGCATGGCAAAGTTACGCAACTCTTCAGATACCAGTTTGTCTTTAATAAACAAGTCAGCAACACTAATCTTTTGTCCAGCTGGCATCATCAAATCCAAATAGTCAATAACAATACAGTCTACTTTAACACCCTTTTGAATAGTGTATTCTTTCAGCCATGCTTTTAAGTCGTTTACGGTAATACCGTTGGGTAGCTGTACGATTTGCAACTTGCCTGATTTCTTACCAGCCATTCTAACTTTAAGATCCACATCGTCTAAGTTTCTGTAAATCTCTTTAGTGCTAGTACCAGTAAGCATACTATCCATACGCAAACTACATAGTCCTTCGCTAAGTTCCAAGCTAACATAAACAACGTTGAATCCTGCTTGGCTCCAGTTCAATGCCAAGTTTTGCAAGAACAGTGATTTACCTGCACCCGATCCGCCAGCAAAGATATTAAGTTCGCCACGGTTAAATCCACCATACAACTTATCGTCAACGCTTTTCCAGCCTGTAGTTGTGCCGCCATTGCGGTTCTTTAATGCCTGCAAACGTGCCGCTGGATCTTCAAAGTAGTCTGTACCAAAGCCTTTTGCAAGTCCGACTTCAACGGCTTCTTTAATAAGACGTTCTACTTTGCCGTAGTCGTTCTTTTCAAGTAAGTCAGCTGATTTAAGAATAGCTTTTTCAAGAGCTTTATACTTACAAAACTGTTCAAACTCATCTAAGAACCATTGGTGATGATCCGCATTTAGTGTAGGGTGTACTAACAAGTCTACTCCAGTAGTAGCTTTAATTTGCTCAGGGCTGGGTACTGCTGTGTATTCATTGGCATAGTTAACTAAAAACTCTGCCGCTGGTTTTAGTGTCCTATGAAAGTACTCAGGATTAATAATAGCATTAGTACGTGCTAATAGTTCCTTGTCACTAATTAGGAACTCTAAAAATAGTTTTTGTATGTCTTCTAAATATTCTTTTGTATCACTCACAATGTGTTCTCGCTATTACTTTTGATTTTATAGGATTTGATTCTTGGCTGTCAATGATTGTTTTAAGAACAAACAACCTGCCATAACGTTCTACTGCTTCGGAAACATCTTTGATACCTTCATTCCATTCGGGTATACTAATGCTCCATCCATATTCGATTGCGTCTTCGGCAAATTCTCTACCCGGCCTATCCCTGTCAGGTACTGCAATGACTTGCTTGCCCAGGCCTTCTATTAAGTCTGCTTGGTTTCTACTAATACGATTACTGCCAGTGCTAACGCCGCTTATTGCCACAGCATCGTACTCGCCTTCCATGACGAGAACATATTTACGCAAGTCTGTTTGTTGGTCAATACCATAAACATAGTCCCTGGGCTGTTCTTTAATAACCTTGGCTATGTCCTTGCTCGGAGTCTTGTCAATCCAACGGGAATGGAAACCTACAATGTTTCCTTTGTAGGTCAATGGCAATATAATTCTATTGTACAAGTGGTATACATCAGTATCGCACCAGTGCCAGTCTGCATAGTTTAATATGCCCCTGCGTGTTAAGTAGTCTTTTGCGGCTTGTGTGTATTCATTGACTACACTAAGCAAAGGAACACTGCCAACAGGCAAGTCCATTGTATGCCAATGTGGCGTAAACTTTTCTCTAGTAGCTTCTTTAATAGATTGTTCTAAGTATGCCCTAGTTTCATTTTCGCGCATTAGTTCTAATTGTAATCGCTGTACATCTGCTTCACTGACACCCAGGCCTTTGAACAGTTGTTTAGCTCTGCTACTTAAACTCTTTCCTGGACTCCATCCTGTAGTAAAGTGGCAGTTAAAACAGTTATACTGAAAACTATCAGAGTCTGGAAACTTCACGCCGCCTCTGCGCTTAGTGTCTGGTCGTGTTTGTCCGTTAGAAGTACAAACGGGACAGTTAAAACTGGTCCAGCCGTTTGGGTTTACTTTCTGATTAGGAAGATTATGTCGTAAAAAATCCTGTACAAGACTCATACTATATTTTATGCTCTTGTACAGGATAAGTCAACTTTTATTCTAAGTTTGGCGATATCATCATAATTGGCAGTACACTGACCTTACATGCATAAGATGCCGCACACACAATTTGAATCTCTAGTATGTTGTTAGGGTTGCGCTGAATGCCAAATGCCAACCAGGCTGCTCCGCCGTTATTAGTAACACTAGTTACACTACCGTTTGGATTATTAATGTTTGACACCAATCCAGTTACTGTAATTTCCGATGTTTGACCATGAACACCATCATCAGATTGTGCGTTAACTAAGAACTTAGCAGACGTAAATGTTTCACTATACGTAGCAAGTGTAACTATTTGTCCGTCTGGAACTGTAATAGCTGTATCCGTTGGATTATGATAGATACCATATTGACCTTTGAATCCCATACCAACGTTAGCATAAGTTAAATTGTCTAAGTTGATAATGTTGTTCATTGATGTAATCGGACCGTCTAGCACAACGTTCTTTACGTAAACACTATTATTATAGCAAGCCAAATTATACGACAACACACCGTTGGCATCTCTGGTATCAATCATAACCGCTGAGCCGACTTGCTTGCCTTGAATACGGAAAGTACTGTTAGCAGGATCAGCATATAAGCTAGATACTGTTGATTCGTGATTTACGTTTGGTTTAATAACAATGATATCGTTAACTGGTGCTCGTTGTACGTCTATCCAATTTTCGCCGTCTGGATAAGATTCAGTATACACACCTGACAAACTATACCATGTTTGATAGTTTCTACCGTCAGTGCTTACCATACGCCCAACGCCGTAAGTAGGATAATCCCCGTCTGTTACAACCATCATGTTTGCACCGTCTACGTGTACAGCAAGGGCTTTAACTTGCCCGGCTGCTATATTCGATGTTAAGTCCTCATGAGGATTTACTGTGTCCTTGTCTGGCACTGTAAACACATGACTGAATCCTCCGCCGCTTTCGCCTTCGACTGTGCCAGCGAACCAGTTAAACACTGATACAAACATCAATGGAGTTCCTACTCTGTCCATGGCCATTTGACAGCGACCCATAATTATTCCTAAGAAGTTTGGGTCTTCCCATGATAGAGCCGACTGACCTGTAATGCCGCCGCGGACATCTGCTACACTAGTAGGTTGATTCCAGAATAATTCTGTTTGGTTATACGACGGTTCTGTTTGATTAGGATTCAGTGCCGGAACGATTGTTGCTAGTCTCTTGCTAAATTGCACAGTCACGTATGAGTTGCCTTCATTCCACAATGTGGGTGCAACTCCCCAACCATACAAACTCTCATTCCACGATTTCTCTCTTACAAAACCCCAACGGTCTACACCATCATAATCTGTAGTAGTTGCGATACCTGTAATGCCGCCGTCGGTAGTATTGATAATAGTAGTCCACTGATTTAGGTCTGTTGTAGACAAAGTAGAACGTATTGCATAACTACCTTTCCAACCAAAAGACGAAGGATCATATTTTCCACCGACAACAATTATTGTATTCGTTTCGGTGTTATACGCACCCGCGTTTAATACAATTTGGCTATTAAGTGTTACTTCTGTCGGTAGTACGCTGATCCAAGACACACCAGCATCTGTTGATTGCAATATATCTCTTTCAGCGATTAGATAGAATCTAGTTCCTGCACCAATTAACTTAGGTGTATAATAGCTTGGCGGTGGCATGCCAGTATGAATAACTTCGGTCCATTCGTCGCCACCGTTTGTGCTCTTGAACAATCTATTAGACTTTGTAATAGCCATTAATGTTCCCCACATACCACCTGGGATGTGTGCAATATGTTCAAACTGTGCTTGACCGTAGCCTGGCTCATCAAACGGCACTGGTACTATATTAAAGTTAATACCGTCAGTTGATGTCCAAATACCAGTAGTCGATTCACTAAACGTATACTGGGCGCCGTCACGTTTTCCACCTACTGCAACCCACTTAGTGCCTGCACGACTATTAGTAAAGTCCATGCGGGTAGTATTGCTATAACTTAAACCCGAGTCTATTGTTAGTCTACTGTATTCCCATAAATTGCTAGGAGCAACGTGTAAATTAGAAGCCTTGATTCCGTTTGGTGTTGTGATATCCAATGGACTACGAACATTTAATGTGCCGCCATCTAACGTCAATGATGCGCCGCCGTATTGGTTGTTACCGATAATAGCGCCGCGATTACTTAACCATACTCTACTCCATGCTTCAGGAGTTCCGTATATGCCATCCGGATGGTAATATCTCATATCGATATGGTCGAATGAGCAAGCACCTAATTCCAAGTCCCATGAACTGTGGCCATGCGAATCAGGAATGAAACCGTGTCCACCTAGCGATACGTCGCCAGGCAGTCTAGAGTCTTGTAAGGTCACCCCTGCTAACTTGGGTGCATACCATGCATCGTCGACCAAGCTGTTTAAATTCTCTAGGTACCATTGGCCATTAAAGAATACAAGCTCTCTACCGCCGTGTGGGTTTAATACTTGTAACGATGTTTGTTGGTACGGTGCTATAGTTTGATTTGACCCGTCTGCTACTTTAATTGTAATGGTCAAGCCTGATTTATCTACTCCGTATTGTGTAGAGTAAATTTTCTTAGATTTGCCTAAGTTGCCACTGATGTCACGGACCTTAATCTTCATACCGTTAACACCTGGGTTAGGCAATGTTATTACTGCATCTCCTGCAAAATCAACTAATACTTCTTCGTCGGAACCTGAGCAAATATGGCTTGCGGCTGTAACTAGTTTCACTGTACGACCAATGTCGCCAGTTAATGTGCCGTAACTTCTACGCTGACCAGCAATAACACTAGTAGCCACGTTGTAGTTACTGTTAGTAATAGTATATGGACATGTGCCTGTTTTGTTTAATGGGCTGTATGTTCCGTCAGTTCTTAGCAAGTTAACGTTAGACATGTTAAACGAATAGCCGAGTCCCGAGTTAACTGTAGACGAAATACCTTGAACAAATGCAACGTTGGTAATAACTATAGAACCATTGTTATGTGTAATAGTTCCGCACTGCGAAATGCTACTAATCTGCACCGGGCCAGTACCGGTAGCTGTAACATCACCAACTGCCGAACTACCAGTGTATAGCACACGACATGCACCGTCAGCTCTGATAGCTGGATTGCCTTGCATGTTGTCAAATGTAACCGACAATGCAGGGTTTTCGTTTGTAATGTGGATGCCGAATGAGTTGTTTTCTATGATAGAGCAATTTTCAAAACTTACAGCAACACCAGTACTACCGTCAATTTTAATTAAATCAGTACCGCTAGTTGCTTGGGTAGCTTCAATCACTGCGTTTTCAAAACTTACAGTACCAAATATTTGCAAGTCTACTGCTGTTCTATTTCCGTTAGGGCTAATGTCTATGCTTTTAACAGAAAAGTTACTGCTGCCATTGGTAACAGTTACAATACCTTTAACTACAGTGTTCTTAGTATGAGAAGCATCAAATCCGTAGATGATAATAGGCTTTTCAGTATTAATAACAATGTCACCCACGTGATTGCCTGGGGCCACTAATACTGCTCCGCCCCCTTCCGAAGCCAAATAATCAATGGCTGCTTGAATAGTACGGAATGGCAATAACGCATTGCCGCGGCCTTCGTAATTCAATTCGTCAGAACCGTTTAACCCTACCCAAACTAAACGTTCGACTTCATCGGGTATGTTTGTTAAATCATAAAAACTGCCACTAAATGCGACTTGTGCAAATGCGGGCTTGTTTTCCAGCTGGTCATAATCAGTAGTCCCAGCTGGTCCAATTGGACCCACAGGCCCCTGCGTAATGTTTACAAAAGAATCAGTAACGAACTGTTCAGTGGCTAATACGCTGCCACCTGGAGTAGCGTTGTCATGTACCCTAACCGTCTTTTTATCAGTATCAACTGTAATTTCACCAGTCGCACCAACAAATGTTTCATGTTGTTGGGTAGTACCTCTTCTTAGCCTAATTTGTTTAGTTGTCATTATTATTCCTTATTCTTATATTTAAACTTTGAACCAGCCCCAGTGCAGGTCAACAACCTGGCCGCTGGAATTACTAAGCACGAATTGAAAATCAGTAGAACTTGTACCTAATATATTAGGGTCCCTTAGTATAGTACCTGGAGTTCCGACTATCTGGCTAGGCAAACTGATAATATCTAACTTGGTGCCGCCGCCGGTGTATACATACGCAAACTGTTGTCCTACTACTGGCAAGTTAGCATTAGTTATAGTAAATGTAGCATTATAAGCAATAACGCCATTATCAACGGTTGCACGTAGCCATAATGTATAAGTTCCTCCAGCAGGAAGAGTAAACATCAATGGCTGATTATTTCCTGGCTGTAACGGAAAGATCCCGCTTAGTTGTGGCTTGTCTGTTACATTATCATATGATACCGACCCTGTCCATGCAGTAGACTGTACAGTAGCATCTGGAAACGACAAATTACCGTCGGCATTAAACTGCCATTCCTTTTGTGCTCCGCCTTGCCTGTCATTGGCTCTAACCCTCACACCATAATATGGAGCTCCGTCTACGCCATGGATTTGAACAGCATTGAAATCGTCTCCTAAGAACAATTCCTGTGTAGGCGCATTAGTATTGCTACCATCAAATGCAATGTGGAAATGTTGCGGTACGCCAGGTACTTCCATGTCTGTACCTAGTGCTAGTGTACCTCTTGCCGTCGACAATAACATGCCCGCCGTATTAGAAACTGTATCATTGGTAAATGTAAAGTTACCAGTGCTAGTAGATGCACCTAATACGCTAACTCCGTTGCTATCAACAATGTCGCCGTTGATAGGCAACGTTAATTTACCGTTGTCCTTAAAGGACCATGTTGGGTTATTAGAGCCGTTACCTCTAGTGATAACAAACGCATCTGCGCCGCCAATGTGTACGGCAGTACTTGGCATCATTGGGATACCAGTCTCGCCCAACATATCGGCAATAGTAACTCTACCCGACATTTGGTCTGCACGTATAGCACCAAAGTTAGAACCTAAAGATAGCACACCGCCTTTTCCAAATGTCCAATGTTTAGCACCGACGTTTACAGAAACATTGCCGGCCGATGCCAATGCTCCCTGCCATAGTTCATACGCATCTTTAGCTGTCTTGGCAATAGGAACAATGTTCGATGGGGGAGGTAGACCGCCGCCTGACCACGGCATATACTGCATAATCATTGGATAAGCATCGTAGCTGTTTAATCCAGCCCACGGCGATACTGCTGGCGCTATACTTGATTCCCATTCTGTTTCTGTAACTTGGAACAACATCTCTTCAGCAAGATAACTATTTTCTAATTGTTCAAGTTCTTCGCTAACTGTAATACCAATGCTATTGTTATTCACTGCCTTAATGTTTCCTGGCAAGTGCGTTACGCCATCTGGGCCGAATGTCCAACTACCACCATTGTCAGGATTATTAACTTCAATATTAACACCGTTAAGTCCAAAAGCTAAGGAAGCTGTTACTGCGTTCAGTGCAGGATTGTCTGCATAGATATTTTCTTCGTCGTTCAAACTCCACTCTAATGATAATGGATTAGCATTTTTAGCCTTGACAACAACTCCGTTCGTGCCAATGATAGCACCATCGAGTCCGGTAGTAACATGCAATGCGCCTGGTAAACGTAACTCGCCGTCTGTACCAAACACTAAATTCTGACCATTGGAAGTTAACTTAATAGCACCTAATGATTTAACAGTTGATGGATACTCAGGAGGAACACTTGCTGCCAAGTTTGTAGTGTACATCATCGGCCCAGGGTGTTGAATATCCACTAGTCTTAATGTAAACATGTAGTCTGGAATACCATGATCTGTTTCAGTGAACACAAACTCCATGCTATCGGTGTAACCTGGGTTATCGGTCCACGGTGTATTGTTACCAATCATTGTTTGAACAGTGCCGTCTGGATTAACTTGGAACTGAACTTCAAAATGCCATGCATCGCTTGTAAGTGTTAGTGGTGCTACAGCGTGGGCCGGATCGCAAGTTGCTGTGAATGTCACAGGCAATAACAATGGCATTGTTAACGTACCGCTAGTGCCTAATGTTGCAGATAATTGTCCGTTAGTTAACGAACTACGATCCATTTCGTTAACATACTGAATTGCTCCGCCTACTGCGGCGCTGACATAGTTAACAGTTGCATAATCTGCATCGTTAGTAAATGCACTAACGTTTTCTGGTACTACTGGCAATTGGCTAACGTTTGCTTTTAGTGCCAAGCTGTTTGTTAATAACTGGACAATACCTGCTGTGGCATTGCTTAGTTCAGTATCTGTTGCAAAGTTACTCAAATCAGCCGAGGATAGATACCCTGCATCATTAGTAAATGCGCTGATATTTGTCGGTACTACTGGCAGTGTAGGCTTATTGGTAACACGGGTCCATGGGATAGTATAACTATCTGCATCGCCCTTCATTATCAATGTGCCGCCAGCAGTAACTCCATCATGAACTCGCAGTGTTTTAAGGTCCGTATCAACAGTAACTTCTCCTACTGCACCGATAAAAGTTGTGTGTTCGCTTGTTGTTCCTCTTCTTAAGCGAACTTGTTTTGTTGTTCTTTGATTTGTTGTCATAGTTGATTTCCGCCAGCGTCTTCTAATATTTCTGCAGGGTCAGTAATAGAACCGTAGTCGTCTATACCGTCTGTTGTTACTGTTACAGATCCATTGTCATCTGAATTATCGTCCATTGGGATAACATATGGCCCATCGATTACATTAATATCAACAGCGTATTTTCCTGCTGTATTTTTGAGCAATGGTGTATTTCGGCCTGACGAGTCCTGCACATAAAATGCCAGCTGGGCTAGTCCTGTAGGTGTATCTTGAAGCTCTTCTACAGTTAGCGTTGTTTTAAAAATTGCTTTATCTGCATCTACCAAGTCCATGGACTTATTAAGATAAACGTCATTATTAGATACTTTACTAAGCACTGCTTTAACGGCTTTTCCTAGTAACTTAACAGGCCTGCGGTCACTATTTAAAATCTGGATTTCAATAGGGTTATCCATGCCCTTGATTGCTTGTATTTTTTGGTCGTTCATAGGCGTATTATAGTTCTTATGGTCTGTAATTAGCAGGACTTGTATCCGCGGTACATACTGAAACATTGTAATCATCTTGTATTTACCTTAATTTCTCCAAAATATTTATTGCTAAATAGAAGTGGATAAACTATCACGAAATGACATCAGAATACCAAGAACTATTAGATCGATTCCCATTCTTAAGCCTATGTAAATACGGCGGGAACGAGTACGTGGGTATTATACAAAACCAAGACTCTACGATTGTGTGCATGTATATGTACAACCTGCTAATCAGCAATGAGCATAAACAGAACTTCTTAGAGATGGGCGACGAATGGTGGTGGGCCAGTAATAGGATGCTTCCTATTAATCTAATCCTGGGAGAAAAGTTCAAAGTCTTTAGTTATAGCTTACGCACATTTAACCCTAAGGATTTTGAAGTTTTATATGGCCCCACTGTCAGTTTAAGCAATATAATTACCAAGCGCATCAAGCGCAGACAGATACAGTTAGTAAGGAAAATGGAATGAACCTAACTATTACAGACAATGCTATCCTAGCAATCAAGGACGTTCTAGTCCAAGAATCCCCCGAAACATGTTTAAGAGTATTCGTCCAAGGTGGCGGATGTAGCGGCTTTCAGTACGGCTTTGCATTAGATGCTGACCGTGCAGACGACGATTGGGACGTGGGAAGAGAAGGGGTTACTATCTTAATAGATAGTATGAGCGCACAATACTTAGAAGGCGCCCAAATTGATTATGTTGAAGATTTAATGGCCAAGCAGTTTGTCATTAACAACCCAAATGCAAACACTACTTGTGGATGCGGATCAAGTTTCAGCGTTTAACGCTTGCTCTACAATTAAGTTCAACTGCACAACAATAGCCATAGCATATCCAAAGCTGTGGCTTTTCTTAAAGTAATAACTACCGTCTTCGGGCTTGTCCCATACTTCAAGTTTGACTTGGTCCCATGGCTTGTAACGCAAATGACTCTTGCCCGGACGAATGATAGCCAGCAACATAGCTAGTTCTTCTAAGTTTGTAGGTTTCATGGTACAAGTAATATCAGCGTGATTGCTCAAGTGAAATAGCTGTGTTACAATCTCTGGCTTGGTTAGCAATTCCCACACAGGTTCTTGTGCCGCTAGCCTGTCTAGGTGTTCGGGACTAGACACACCTTTGTACAAACTAACGTTAAGTACGTCCATCTTAAAGTAACCGACTTCTTCGGCTTCGTTATAGTCCAAGCTACACATTCCGCTGAGTGGGTTTACTGGTACTTCGTGAAAGTACACACCAGTATTGTGCTTACGTTGTTTGCTTCCATCCCGTTGCATGGCAGGAACATGCGGTACTAGTTTTAGTAGTTGTTCTCTGTCTGCAACGTCAATATCAATATCAGTACTAGTAATCATTTAATTTTCTTAACCTTTTGCATGAGCCAACGGTTTTGCTCTGCAATATTAGCCAGTTTGTTTTCTAGCTTTTCAATTCTAGCTTCTAGCTTTTTAACATACTTAGGGTCAGCTAGTTTAACACTTTTGCCGTCAATAGTCACTTCTTTTACGGCTTCATTTAACACTGCAACTTCCATTACTGCTTTGGCCGCAGTTGTTCGTTTGGGCATTGGTTTGTTGTATTGATTTTGATTCATATTCCTGCCTTGTCAAAGGTTTGTTCGATCCATTCGGTATCTTGCTTGTGTCTTGCTAGCCTAAATTGCCAATACTTTGGCTCAATGTTTTCTGCTACAAGCATCAACTGTTCTTCTGTTAGTCTGTCTACTAGTCTCTGTCCTGCACTGCTACCATATATAATCCACGGACTAATGCGACCAGTCACAATCCACTGGGTAGCTTGGTTAGTGTTAACTTTGTCAAAGAACTCTGTCCATGGTTCCTGTGTTTGTTCACTCCAATTTTGCATGAGCAATATTACACGCTCGGCTGCTCTATCCACTGTTTCTTTTTTATTGTTTTCACGTACATACATTTCGTAGACATAGTTCTTACACCAGTCGTCTATCTTAACTGCATTACGGAATACAAAGTCAGCAAAGCCATCTAAGTCATAGGGACTAAGGTCAATGCAGTGTCTTGCAAATTTTAAAAAGCTAGTGTAAAACTTGTTGTCAATAAAGTCATCGTAAGTTTTCTGCTTTTTACTATTGGGTGTAGTGTACTTGTAAAACTTCAGCCATATATTAAAAGCAATACGATTGGCCTTGTCATGCTCGCCCATCTTCCTGCGCTTTTTCTCGCACATGTGAGTCATTAGTGTAGACTCTCTTGCAAAAGATTTCTTACAATACTTACACTGATGCATTAAAACAATTCTTTAATTTGTTTAGGGTCTAGGTTCAATTGTTTAGCATAGTCCTTAAATGCTTCCTTGCTATTGACGGCAATCATTAAGTCTATCTCATCATTGCTTAAATGCGGGAACTGTTCAATCAGCCACACTTGCAGTTTGTTCTTAGTTGCACGTTTAGGTGGCTTGATAAAGGGATGGATAACACTCTTGCCAATGCCCACTGTTCGTAGACATAACCAGTGAAGCTCTTTGTGTTCTTTAATACTGATAGCACCAAAGTTTCTATTAACAAAGTCGTTGGTACACAGCAAGTAATGTTCTTTAATACCGGGGGTGCCATCTACACTGCTGGCAAAACGCATGGCCATCCAAGGCTCGAAGTCCTTTTGTTGCTCTGCGTCTAAATTATCAAACCAATCAGCTTGGCGCCTATCCATTGCGCCAAGCATTGCTGTTAAATTAATCTTATGTTCTTTTGTAGTAGCCATATAGTATTATACTAGAATAACTTATGCAACTCAAGAATTTCAGGTAGCTTTTGTGTCTCTTTGACAAAATACGCACACGGTGGATTTGGCCCGTCACTGAGTGGCACTGTTAGCAAGTGTCCATACTTGAGCTTGGGAAAGTACCATTTGATTTCCGGATATACGTTTATGATTTCAACTGTTTCAAACTTAGGCATGTAACCGGTTAGTGGGTTCAAGACAAATGCTTTAAAGCCTCTATCATTTAAGCTCATGATTGGAATAATCTCTGGCTCGCCTACTTCCGGTTCTCCAATAATAATACTCCAGTCTAATGGCATTTGAAATGTATGCCCTGCAATTTTCATTACTGCACTAGGTGCGTTGAAACTTTCCAAGAACACTAGCGGGACAAACAAATAGTCCACATTGTTTGGATCACTGTAATCCAATACCCCGTACCTCAAGTCATCTATCTCGTCTGGCAAGTTGTTCATGTCAAACAACTCGTTATCTATTGTTAAAATTCTACTCATTTATATTGTACTTTTTCTATAACGTAAGGATACTTGGCCTCTTGGTAGTATTTTTTCCTAACAGTTAGGTGACGCTTGGCAAACTTTGCGCTGGAAGTTATGTCCCAGATTTGTACGAAGTCTTTATCTTCCGCTTTCCTAATACCTCGCCCAATACTTTGTATAACTCTAACAAAGCTCTTTCCGGGTTCCAAAAGAACCAGATTAAAAATACGAGGGATATTAATACCCACAGCGGCCACACCATAAGTCGCCACAATAATCTTATTAGTAGCAGTCTTAACTTCGTCATATTCTGACTTTCTATTCTTACTGTTCATTGTGCCGCTGACAAATACACTATCTTCTAACTGTTCAACTAGCATCTCTCCTGACTTAACTCTGTCTACTAGCACTAGTACGTTGCCGCTTTCGCTGATCTTTTGTATCAGTGTCGCTAGGTAGTTGATGCGTTTGCCGTTTGTAGTTAAGTAGGTTAGTTCTTCCTGGTATGTAGGATATTCAACTGTGTCTTGTAACTGTACAATGTTTACATTGCAATCTGCTAGCACTCCCTGCTCTTGCAATTGGCTAGCACTTAAATGATGAATCACGTTACCAATACTTGCAGTCAATGTAATCTTCTCATGATCTGCTTTTGGCACTGTTCCTGTCAAACCCCAACGAATAGGACACTTGGCAAATGCGCCAGTTAATAGCTTTTTAAGCACATCAGCTTTGGCCATGTGTACTTCGTCGACAATAACTGCAACAATATTGTCAGCGAACTCTTCTAAGCTCATGTCACTTGTACCTTCAGCATAACGCTTTTCCAAGCTCATTAAACTTTGCCAAGTAGCAATAGTATGTGTTTTACCAATGTCTTTTCTATCACCAAAGTATACACCGACATCTAAACCTAAGTTGATGTAGTCTTCTTCTGTTTGACGTACAAGGTCTTTGTTAGGGACGATAACAATACTGCGGCCATATGGTTCCACCATGGTACTCATAGTAGCTGTCATAATTGTTTTGCCTGCGCCTGTTGCTACTTCTTGAATACACTGTAAGTTAGTTGCAAAGTTATTGCAAATTTCTACTTGGTAGTCTCTAAGCTCAATGGGATGGCCTTCCCTAACGTGCCCATGGGGCCACACTTTGCCCTCATGGAACTGTTCTGTTACCGTGGCAAATTTAAAATCATGACTGGGTCTATCGTCCTGTATCTCTACAGCATAGCCTTCGTCAATAATTGTAGGTAGTATTTGATCAAGTAAATTTAAATAGGTAGCACCCGACAGGCTAAAAAAGCCAACGCATCCATCCCAGCGGCCTAGCTTGTATGCTGGAGTATGGTATGCATGTGGTTGGAAGAACTTTAACTTCTTTTCTAAGTCTCTTCGAGTGCCCGGATCTAGTCCGTGTATTTTTACGTTTACTTCATCTTTAATCTGTATTACGCAATTAGTCATATATTACTAGTATACACGTTTCGTTTTAAAGAAGCAATAGTGTGTATAGTATATATGCGTTTTTACCGATTTTTTGTCAACCTATTTTTACCAAAGTCAAAAAAAGACCCGCACATGGCGGGCCAAAAGGTCTACTGCAAAGTAGATTAATTAAGCATGACGCTTGAGCACGGTAATCTCTGCAAGACGTTGCCAGCCGATTGGCTTCATTTTAGCAAGGTCTGCAACCTTCAGTACAGTACGCAGACTCAGTTCACGCAAAGCGTCACGCTTCTCCCAAACCCAATCAACCACACTCGACTTTTCTTCTTCGGTGAAGTCATATTTGTCCAGCATGCCGTCTTGAATGATTTGCTTGATACGCAGGAGCTTGTCGCGCGGAGTATCCAGTGTCAAGTCCAGATAGTGGCAACGGCTTTCCAATGCGTCCAAATGATCCTTGAGCTTTTGGCTACGAACGTGTTCGAACTTGATGTTAGTAATAAAGATTACAGTGCCTTTGAATTCAAAACGATCCGGTACACCTTCACGACGCAACATGCTAGAGTCAGTGTTCCAAGAAATAGTACGCTTGCTACCAGAGTCCAGAGCAGCCTTAAGAATGTTCAGGGACAAGTCGTCAAGCAAAATGCTGTCACAGTCGTCAAACACAAGAACGCTACCGCTGTCGGCATAGCTAAACAGTTTGCAGTACAAACCAATTGCCGACATAGCACCTTTAACAACTTCGAAACGCTGACGCTTGTTTGCAATTTTGTCAAACAAAGCATTTTGTTCCAAAATACGTTCAACACCGTAGCTCTTACCAACACCGGGAGGGCCCGACACAATCATAGCACGAACGGTACCGTCCACACTTGCTTGAGTCATTTCGTCGAGAATAGCAAAGCGGTCACGAATACGTTCGATAACTTGCTCGTCCGTTTCTTGCACTTTGGGTTCGGGGTCGTTGCCTGCAACTGCACCTGCAAATTCGTTGGCACCTTCAACGATCTCGTAGTCTTTAATGCCGTCAACTTTAACGCGAATTTGCTTGCCTTCGTACTCGTTGAAGAAGTCGTCAGCAATAACAGTAACGTAACCGCCTTTACCTGTTTCTTTGTAACCCTGCACCATACGCAGGGTACGATTCATAACAGTAAATTTGCGGTACACACCGTTTTTGATGTTGACGTAAACAGCCATTTTCGATCCTTTGCAGTAGTTTCGTTATATCAATATTATACATTTAATTGGATTTAATGTCAACCAATTTGTGTGTTGTATTTTTGCAACATCTTTTTATGGTTTACATCCAATTTCACAATACAAGTATTATACATTTAATTGGATTTAATGTCAACCTTGCCCTTTACCGTCCATTTCTGCTTGATTGTGTCAAAATTGGGCATTTCCCACTGTACTTGCTTGTTGGGTTGCTCGTACTGACTGCATTTAATTTTAAGCTCGGGCAATGTAGCGCCCGAGAGATGAACTAGTGCCAAGTTTGTATTAAGTGGGTTCAAAGTAGAAGTAACCCCGTAACGAAAAGAATATAGCAAATTTGATGAGCCATTTGGTCCAGTCCAAGATGTGCCCAGAACTTAGGATTTGTAATATCTCTATTACCCCAGTTCATTTTCATCCAGTCAATGTGATAGTGCAACACACCGTCTAGGATTGATACAAACAATAGCAACACTGGATACTCTTTGATAAAGAAAAGAAGAACCAGGGCTGTACCTAATGCATGTTCGAAGCTGTGGCTAATTCCTGTTAAGTCTCCATAAATGCCTTTGCCCTTTACTTGAGCATCTGTTTGCATTATAAAGTCAATGATCCAATGTTTAAGTTGGAACAAGATTAGCATACTAGCTAATACCATTACGTCATCGAAAGTCATATTTTACCATTCAACATTCTTTTGATATCTTCGTAGGTATCAAACACATAAAACACTGTATAGTTTCTATCAATCATATGATTGACATAAATGATCCTATTTGGTTGCTCCTGGTCGTCAGCAGGATTTTCTCTTACTGCAACCACGTGCTTGGGATTAAGCAACATAGGAGCACCACTAGGATACAAAGTTAGTTCAATCATCAGTCGCTACTAAAACTAGAAGAGCCAGAGTCACTGCTGGAACTGTAACTGCTATCGCTACTCGAACTGCTGTAGCTAGAGTCACTACTAGAGCTAGAGTAGCTAGACGAATAGCTACTACGGCTAGAACTAGAACTGTCATCGTCACTACTGCTACTAGAATAGCTAGACGAGTAACTAGGCTTAGACTCGGTATAACTAGGCTTAGACTCGGTAGTATCCGGTGTAACTGTAGGAACATCATTGTCCCACGACACTGAACCTTTAACAACACCAGTTGGACTGTTCATAACTTGGTTAAGGATTAGTGCTGTCAGCACATCTGATGTATCGTCGCTAGTGTAAGTAGTAGGTTGCGGGGCGACTGATGTTACTACTTGCTTGGGCGGAGTCTTTGGAGTTGCAGTAGTGTTAAACTGACTGTTAATAAACGCTTGGCGTTCACGGCGGCGAGCATCGCGCATACGTGCAACTTCCAACTTGGCCATACGTTCTTTTTCTTCAGCTTCTGCACGAATTGCCGCACGATACTTACGCACTGCAAAGAACGCAACAAGACCCGATACAACAATAGAAGTTGCTACCACTGCCAAAATAATTTCAATCATCTGTTTCTCCAAAAATGTATTCACCCATACGCTTGCGAGTTGTTTCTTCGTCTTTCATTCCACAGTCGAAACAAATACGCTCATAGTTTTTGCCATATGGTCTGCACTCTGCGATTGTGCCGCAGTAAGCGCAGACTGTTTCCGGCTCTTCTTGAATTACGCCCAGTCCGCTCATGTTACTTGCCTGTTACGTTAATGAAAGGCATTGCACCAGACATAACATTTGGCAGGTTACCGTCCCACTTCTTAATAGCTTCAAGTTGGACGAATGCCGC